ATTCCTCTCTTTCATTACGTCTACAACTGCCTTGATGTGGTTTTTACCCAACGCAACATTGTTCGTCAACGTAGCAGTACCATTAGTGGTGAGAGTCACCGCATCGGTTGCTGTACCCGCTGTCGGAACAACACGCAAAGGTGTGGTATCGATCTGGTCTGCAACCAAACCGTCCATTACCTGTGCCGCATCGATCTTTAAGACCTTGTGTATGATTTCCTTAACTGGATGCTCAGACAGATCATCCAATTTGGAGGTGAAGGGAATTGAATTCCCCATCTCAGAAATCGTCATGGTTCCTTGCGTAATTGTGAAATTAGTTTCAGCAATCGCCGTGCCTTCGGTTAAGGCCGCACCCGCTGTCGCAACAGTGGAGTAGACATTCCAATGGAACGTATCTCCCTTGTTAAGACCTTGGTGAGCGGCATCCTTGACATCAGCGAACTGACGAAACTTCACAATCGGACGCAGGGAAACACGCAATTCCTTAGACAAATTGAGCGAGTACATATACCCACCCATTGAGGAGGTTCCCCAAACTTGTCCAGCCATAGTGTGTTACCTATGTTAGAAGTGAAATTAGGAGATCAGGCGGGTTGGCCCCGTTCTTTCCTCATCTCCGCGATGACATCGGAATAGGTCGGCTCCGTGGTGTCCTCGCCTATATGGGCGCGTACATTTTTCGGAGTGACTTCATCCATGTTCTGCTTTCTTTCCTGACGAGTATCGTCTGAGTTCCCGCCCAATTCGTCAACGTAGTTCATCAGCCAATCACGGGCGTACTTGCCCGACTCTTGCATGATTTCCCACGGATCACGGGTAGGGTCTTCCTGATAAAGTTCAGCAGAACGGCGGTCAGCGACTGCCAGTAACGAAGTGTCTTCAGCGATGTCCGAATATTCATCTTTGAATAGTTCGACTGCTTGCTGGCGACGAAGTTCGTAACCTTGTTCGCGGGCCGTTTTCTCCTCTTCACGCATTTCAGCCTTCGTCCGGTCAATGATTGATTGAACATCAATCTGCGGTGCTGGCTTATCTGCGTTGCGAATCTGCTTTAGCAAATTACTTGCTTTGGCTTCCTCGCCTTGGAAAAGGGCATCGTGGTATTGCTCATATAGAGCATCAGTATTCGCGTCCGAAGATGGCGATGCTTGTTTCTCAGCGTCTTGCGATGGCCGAGAGGACTCTAGGTGAGTCCTGTAGTTATTCAGTTTGGCCTCATACTCCGCCAACTCGCGTTGACGTTCTGCGGCCTCCTGAAGTCTTTTGTCAGCAGTGGAATTTTTCTGGTATTGCGCCAATATATTTTCATACGACACTTCCACCAGTTCGCCGTCTACCTTTGCAGTGACATACCACTCGTCACCTTTTTGGTAAGCGGGAGAAACAAACTCTTGTTCCTCTTCCTCTACTTCCTCAATTACTTCTTGTGGTTCTTTTTCGATACTCTCTGCGATCCGCTCAATCTCTGCTTCATGCGCGGAGAGGCGAGGTTCCTCTGACAGTTCCTCGACAACTTCTTCAATAATTTCGGATACGTCCTCTTTACGGATAGCGTCCATAACTACTCCTGTATTTCAGTCAGAGTTTCCTCTGCGTGTTTCGCTTGGTTAATAGCCTCGTCTAGCCATGAAATAACGACTTGAGGCAACCTTGCACGGAATTGCAATTCCCGAATGGTGTCTTCATCAAAAGGTTCGGCGTTCATCCACGCTTCAAAAGCCTCTTCTCTGGCTTTCTTTGCGCGACCCACGATGTATTTCCCAATAGGGGACTGCAAAAATTCCTTTGTCTGGAGGCCAAGTCGGGCCTCCGCAATCAACAAATCAGTTTCTTCCATTAACCCTCTGCGCCGGGAATCTTCCCGTACTTGTCGTTCATTAGTACATCGGACATCTGTTTCCCTTCGTCATTACCGGGGGATACTCCAATGTTGGGTTCTTCCATCAACATCTTATGAACAAGGGCTTCTTTCTGTAGAAGAAGTTCCCCTCTTGCGATGTCGTTTTTCTCCGCCTTCAGGCGGGAATCAATAAGTGATATCTGGTGACGCAACTGGCTCACGCGCTCGCCCGTTTCGGAAGAGATTTGGGTGGATGTAATATCGCCCATAGCCTTCTCTTTCGCGGCGAGGATATCGGATTGGCCTTTGATCTGAGCCGAAAGAATCTTCGCCTGTGCGTCGATCTGTTTGGCTGATCCCTGATCCATCAACTGCTGGACAATTCCAGACATCTCTTCGATCTGTCCTTGCATCTCCATCAGACGGGTCTGTTCTTCTTCTGCGATAAATCGTTTGGCATCCTTGTAACCCAAAGCACCAAACACCTCTTTCGTGACCTCTGCCTGATTCAGATAAGAAATAATGTCGGGGTTTATTTCACCCATTGTTCTGATGCCCAACAAAAGCCGTTCAATCTTTCTTACGGGGTCTGTCGCCCCAGTTCCAACATTCACCCCCACGGTCATCTCATGCCGTAGAAGATCATCGGTGTCTTCTCCTGTGAACCTCTGGTAGTAACCCGGTTCCATGTTCTCGTCCTGTTCGGCCCGATTCGCCGCAACAGTTAGCGCAACCTCGTCAGTTTCGTAGTACTGCTCTAACCGGATCAGTTGCATGATCACTGGTTCAAGCCATGTTTCTGCGAAAGTGCGAATCATGTATTCCATGATGGAGTTAGCGTTGGAAGAGAGCATCTCCATACCGCCAACTGTTTCATTCATCATCCGATTACTCTGAACGCTTCCCTGAGAGAAGTTGCCAGCAATATCATCAAAGTCGATGTTCAGGCGATCCTGTTCTTCGTATGAACTATTTGTAACATCGGGCGTTGGAACCATTTGCACATCGGTCATTGGGTCATCCATCATCACTGAACCCCCCGGCACACTTCTTTTCAGCGCGTGGATATCAATGTTTGCACTTCGACGGATGTGGTAACGCTTATTCAGGACAAGTTGTACATTGTCTGATCTCTGGTTAGCGATATCGTTGGATGCGGTCTGTAAGTCCTGTGTCAGTTCAACCAGTGAAGTCGGATAAACTTTATGTGCTTCGATGACGGAGTTACCCATCACATACGGGCGTTCCCCCTCTCTCAGGTGTGGGTAAATGTCTGTCAGAGGTTTCGGATCGGTCAGCATGAACTCAGTTCCCGCTGTGTAATAAACCCAATCCCTACCGTTTTTTCTCACGATGTTCTTGTGGATAAAAATCGTGGTGTATTCAGTCGTGTTCTCCCGTCGATCCGCAATCGGGTCTTGTCTTTTACCCTGTCGGGTCTGACGGGTGGAATCGAACTCTGAGGTCTTAGAGGCTTTCAGCAGTTCACCGATCTCCAGATGTTTCCACTTCGGCTCTTCAGTTTTCGGATCGATATCCCGCATCTTCTCTAAAACATCTTGTAGGTACATCGGGATTACTTCGATCACGAATGGGGAGGAATTCACCGGATCGTTCCAATCCGCCGCCGGGTCTATCCTGAAGTTCTCAGACGCAATCAAGCGAACATAAGGACAATCCTTAATTATCTTGACTTCTTCCTGGGATTCTTCCGCTTCGGTTCCATCCTCATTAAGGACAGGCTGGCCCTGTTCATCAAGAACCGGGGTCTTCTTACGGCTTTTTATTTCCTTGTATTCCCAATACTGGTGGGATACGACAGAGCCAAACACAAGGGCTTCTTGATAAGCCGCTACCAGAGTCTGGAACCACGGGATGGTTTTCGTCAGGCGGAACTGGAGCAAGTGCTTTAATATCGTTGCGGATGCTCTTTGCTCTGGATCGGAATCGTTCTGCGGGTAAACAGATACAACGTCTTCAGTTGCAAAAAAGGCCGCTGTGACTGCGGCCTCGTTGGTGCGTATCGAAGAGCGTGTCTTCGGCCTGAATAACCTTGAGCGGTGTTGGTACTGACCACTGTGGTATTTAGAACCAGAGGGATGCTGAGATTGGAACAGGGAAATATTCCGCTCCCACTGCTTACGATAATTCGCATCCAGATATGATGTGGAGGACTCGTATGCGTCCCGCGCTAGTTTCAACCAAGGACTCTTGATCGACTCTTGGCTTAGAGGTACGTCACTCATCGAATTTCACTTCACCTATACTGTTCCGCTCCAGAGAGTCGAGTTCATCCAGTTTGGCTGACCCCCTCGACACACTGGCGCGTTCCAGAAGTTCACCCGCCCACATCACGACTTTTTTGTATTCCGGGTCAATGTCCCTTACCCGAATCCACATTCCGTAACGAGCCGACAGGTCTTCATTCCAGATGGCAAGCATTGAATAGTCATTACTTGGGCCAACTGCCCAAAGGTGTCCGGGGTAATGCTTGTAGAGTGTGTCACCGACATTCTTGACCAGAGTGGTTACCGCCGCCTCTCTCATCATGTCGGGCTTGTCAGCAACTACCCTCACGCAAACTCCTGAATCAGGCCAATGACAACCACGACAGCGATAATTGCAAAGATCACTGTTGACTTGTTTTCTTCAAAGTATTTCTTGAAATTCATTCCTACCTCTTTGGCCCGTAGGGGCGGTGTGGGTTCTCGTAGAGTTTCCTCTTAGGAAAATTATAGACAGGCACTTTTGGCTCCGGGCCAGCGGCTTTATCTACAAGGTCTTTCCATGAGTAGTTTCTGGTTTTAACTTTTGCCATTAGTGAAGAGTCCTCTCTTCTTCGTTTAGAACTTCAGCGGTTTCCATTGCAACCTGTCGGATCAACTCCCCCAGTGCGCGAGTAATTTCCAAATCAGGAACTTCCTCAGTCGGTACATCAAGGAAGTGTGCGATGAAGGCGGTAGCGATAGTTTCTGGTGTACTCAAAACGCGGGTAAAGCCTCCGGTTCCAGATCGTCCTGAAACACTATCTGTGGTGGGGATGCTCCGATGTCATAAATTCGTGACATCGCATCCAGCATATCGACATGAACCGCCGGGAACAGGTTGTACTCATTCTCAATCATCCGCTGGGTCAGGTCGTACATCTTCCCTGTTTCGTCCTTTCGTTTAATGGGGCGAATGATTAACGCGGCATCGCCCTGCTCGAAGGCTTTGCGTTGATTCGACGTTACATAGTCATCAGAAGGGGCCAAGAAGAAGCGCCAGTTCTCAAAATCGGGCTGTAATCTTTGTACGCGATCCCGTTTAGAACCCGGCCCTTCTCTTGGCCAAGACAATTCCTCAATGGGGAAGTAGTTGTTTTCGATCTTCATCATTTCTTTGAAGTGTTCGATGTCGGAATCTTTCCCGTACCGCTCGTATCCGACTTTCACTACCTGTATTCCCGGTTGGCGAAGCCACTTCTGTCTGAACTTTGATAGCGACATCCATCGCTCTTTCAGATTTAGTCGGTGGCACAACCCATCAAGGAGAAATTTATTGTGTGCATGGTCAACTCCGATCACCGCAATAGCGGTTCTGTCGGAAGTAGCCTTCTTGGAATGGGCAGGGTCACACAGGATATAAATATTAAGTATCCGGGGTCTGATCTCTGCCCTTCTGATCCACTCTGGATCAAATACCTGTTCGGAACCCGCGATGGGGTTCTGTAGCATCTGACAAGCCAACACATACTGACCCATAGACACTTTCTTTTTTTCCCACTCTTCTTCTGTGAGAAGAATCGGACTGCCATCGGGAGTGCCTGAACTGGTCGCGGGGTAAACCCGCATCGGTGTGCCGCGCTCTATTAACTCCCGGTAG